GACATGAGTCAGTATTCCAAATGTTAGAAAGAGTTAAAAAAGTTTCACAAGAATGGATTAAACCGGGACATAGAAACGGACAAAATACCCACAACGTATCTGCAACAGTATCAATTAAAGAAGATGAGTGGGAATTAGTTGGTGATTGGATGTGGAATAATAGAGACTTCTATAACGGACTTTCAGTATTACCTTATCACGGTGGTTCGTATACCCAGGCCCCTTTTTCTGATTGTACAAAAGATGAGTATGAAAACTTAGTAAAAACATTAACTAATATTGACCTAACAAAGGTTATTGAATTACAAGACAATACTGATTTAAGAGGTGAAGTAGCTTGTGCTGGAGGAGCTTGTGAAATCGTATAAATAAATTAAAATTAGAATGGTGACGTATTGATTTTTTGTCACCATTCTAATATTTATTATATATGGGAAGTAAAGGGGTAAGTAAGTATGATGATACTTTTAAAGAGAATCAGATATATGGAAAATGGTTAATAATTAATGAAAAAATATTAATAGACGGTGAAGCTAAGGTTTTATGTCGTTGTTTAGAGTGTAATAAAACAGAAAAATATGTTCCAGCATATCATTTAGTATCTGGCTTATCTAAAAGATGTTTGGTATGTGGTAACTCATTGAAAGAAGAAAATAATCCATCTTGGAAAGGATATGGTAAAGTACCAGGAGAAAAACTATCAAAAATAATGAGGGGTGCGAGACTAAGGAATATAAATTTTAATCTTACTATTGAATATATTTCTGAACTATATAACAAACAAAATGGTTTTTGTTATTACACAAATTTACCAATATCCTTCAAGGATAAAACCGCATCATTAGAAAGAATTGATAGTAAAATTGGTTATGAAGAATCAAATGTTGTTTGGATTCATAAAAATGTTAATATAATGAAAAGAGATTTATCATACGAAGAATTTTATAATGTTTGTAAACTAGTAGTTGAAAACAAAAAAGAAAATATTTAATATTATGAAAGTAACATGGGGTAATAATATAACGCTAACATACCAAGTATTGTTGGCGTTTTATAATCTTAGAAAGAATAATTAAAATGAACGTAGGGGCATCAAAAGATTGGATACAACAACAATATGTTAGAGAGTTTGGACCAAAACTCCAGCCAACTGAATTTTATTATGATAGTCAAGGTAGAATGGTAATGACAGAAGAGTATCACAAAAGACGAGGTAGATGTTGTGGTAATGGATGTTTACATTGTCCATACGAACCAAGACACGAAAGAGGAAATACAAATCTACAAGAAAAATCACTGAGTTAATCAGTGATTTTTTTATTTAAATAAATTTTCATCTAACTATATTTATAGAATATGGCTGACGGTATTACTTACGGTATAATTTTTCCATTTAGACAAAGTATCAAAGGGAAATATTTTTCACTTTCTGAAGAGACTGATGATGAAATTAGAAGTAATTTAATTCATTTACTATTAACAAGAAAGGGATCGAGATATTTTTTACCTGATTTTGGTACCAGACTTTATGAATTTATATTTGAACCTTTGGATGGTCAAACATTTGAAGCTATAAAAATAGAAATAGAAGAAGCGGTTAGAAAGTATATCCCTAATCTAACGATACAAGACATTACAATTGAACCATATACAGATAGTGAACCATCACTTGGAGAACTATCATCGGAGCAGTTTGATATACCTATTTACAGAGTTCCTGGTGCTAATACTGAAGAATACACTGCTAAAGTGAAAATAACATATACAGATGAAAGTAGTCCTTTCGGATCAAGAGAATTTGTAATAATTAATTTATAAAAAATGGCGAAAAAAATAGATTACACAGTTAGGGACTTTGAAGGTCTAAGACAAACATTGATAAATTATACTCAACAATATTATCCTGAGTTGATTCAAAATTTTAATGATGCGTCGGTCTTTTCTGTTTTGATGGATTTAAATGCTGCAATTGGAGATAATCTTCATTTCCATATTGATAGAAGTATTCAAGAAACTGTACTTCAATACGCACAACAAAGATCGTCGATTTTTAATATAGCTAGAACTTACGGGTTAAAAGTTCCGGGTTATAGACCTTCAGTTGCTATTGTTAACTTATCTATAGTTGTTAATGCTCTTGGAGATCAACCCGATCAAAGGTATTTAGGGATTTTAAGAGCTGGTTCACAATTCTTAGGTGGAGGTACCGTGTTTGAATTACAAAATGATGTTGATTTTTCATCTGATTTTAATGCTGAAGGTAATGTTAACAGAACAGTTGTTCCTACATTTGATCAGAACAATATAATTAAAAATTATGTAATAACAAAACAAGAAGTAGTTGTTAATGGTACAACAAAGATTTTCAAAAGAACAATTAATCCACAAGATGTGTTTCCTTTCTTTAGTTTTTTCTTACCTGAAAAAAATGTGCTTGGAGTAACTTCTATTATACAAAAAGATGGAACATCATATGCAACTGTACCAAGAAATAGTGACTTTATTAGTGAAAATAACAGATGGTATGAGGTACCTTCATTGGTTGATAATACTATTTTTGTTGAGGACCCAACAAAACCAGTTGATAACGCTGGTATAAAGGTTGGAAAATACATAAAAACAGATAGAAGATTTATAACAGAATATACTCCTGAAGGTTTTCTTAAAATACAATTTGGTGCCGGATCTACAACACCTGAAGAACAACTTAGACAGTTTTCTAAAACAATGATACCTTTGAAGCTTCAAAATTATCAAAATAACATAGGTCTTGGAGTAACAGTTCAACCAAATACAACACTTTTTGTTCAATATCGCGTTGGCGGTGGTTTAGCATCTAATATTGGTGTGGGTGTTATAAATCAAGTAGGTACCATTGATTTTGCAGTAAACGGTCCTTCTGCGGTTGAAAACTCAAATGTATCTCAATCACTATCAGTTATAAATGTAACAGCGGCTATTGGAGGTGCGAATCAACCAACAACAGAAGAAGTTAGAAATATGGTTGCATATAACTTTTCAGCACAAAGAAGAGCAGTGACAATCAATGATTATAAATCGATAATAGATACTATGCCAGGTAACTTTGGTGCACCAGCAAGAGTCTCGATAGTAGAAAATAATAATAAAATTGTTATTAAAATTTTGTCAACAGACGTTTCAGGGGCTTATACACAAGTGGTATCTAATAATCTAAAAACAAATCTAGCAACATACTTGTCAAAGTACCGAATGATAAATGACTATATTTCTATTGAACTTGCAAAAGTAATTGACTTAGAATTTGAAGTTTTTGTCGTAGTAGATAACACAACAACACCATCTGATATAATAACTCAAGTTATTAATTCAATAAATAATTATATGTCACCGACTAACAGAGACTTGGGACAAAATATTAATATATCAGACCTAAACCGATTAATACAAGACATACCAGGAGTTAATACATTAGTAGGTATAAATGTCTTCAACAAAGTTGGTGGACAGTATTCTTCATCTGAAACATCACAACAATATTCAAATGCAGAAACAAAACAAATAGCTCTTATTGATAATACAATATTTGCAGAACCCGATCAAATTTATCAAGTTAGATTTCCAAATAAAGACATTAAAGTCAGAATTAAAAATCTTTCAGGAGTAGATATTTTCTAAGATTGTTTATTTCGATGTTTTATTGTTTATTCTTAAAATTGATAATAAAACTATTTATCATCAAACAAACTAATGAGTAAAAGCTACAGATTCAGAACACAACCGGGTGAGGATAGAACAATAAGATTAAACATTGAACAAGATTTTGATTTTATAGAAATATTATCTTTAAAATTAAGACAAGATGATGTTTATACAAGATTTTGTGCGGATTATGGTGTTGTTGCTGGAAGGGTAATTGTTAATGGAGGATATGGCGTACCAAACGCATCCGTCTCTATTTTTGTACCCTTATCTACTATAGATGAAAACGATCCAATAATTTCAACACTATACCCTTATAAAACAATAGAAAATAAGAATGAAGATGGTTATAGGTATAACTTATTACCATATATTCCTGAATATCGTGGACACGCAGCAACAGGAACATTTCCAGATAGGTCAGATCTTTTAACAAGTCCTGTAGTCTTAGAGGTATATGAAAAATATTATAAATACACTGTAAGAACAAACGAAAGTGGTGACTTTATGATTGTTGGTGTCCCATTAGGAAATCAAAAAATAGTTTTAGATGTAGACCTTTCAAACATCGGGTGTTTTTCTTTAAGACCTTCTGATTTAATCAGAATGAATATGGGAACAGACGCTCAGTTTGCTGGACCTAATTTTAGGGCTTCTTCAGATTTGGGTTCATTACCTCAAATAGTTAACATAGTTGAAGACATAGAAGTCGCTTCATTTTGGGGTGAGGAAGAATTGTGTAATGTAGGTATTACAAGATTAGATTTTGATTTAAGAGATCAAGGTATTGAAATACAACCACATTGTGTTTTTATGGGATCTATGTTTTCAACAGATGAAAAGGATGCACTTTTAACCAACTGTAAACCAAAGTTTGATACGGGTAATCTTTGTGATTTAGTTAGTGCTCCTGGTAGAATTTTAGCAGTAAGACAAACAATACTTTCAGATTCTCTTGGTTATCCAGTTTTAGAACAGTATAATCTACCTGAGGGTGGTAATGTTATTGATGAGGACGGTACATGGTTAATAGAAATACCTATGAACTATGATTATGTTACAACAAACGAGTTCGGAGAACAAATATTATCAAATGACCCTAAAGTAGGTATACCAACTAAAGGTAAATATAGGTTTAGAATTCAATACCAAAATGAAGGTGGAGAAGATGAAGATGTATTAAGAGCCGATTACTTAGTTCCAAATATTAGAGAATATGGTTGGGATAGTAACGCGTCAGCTAACGGACCATCAAGTGATAGTTTACAAAATAAATCATATGCTTTTAGTTTAGATTGGAACGACTACGGAGATACCGGAACAACTGTAGGTCAATTTATGATTAATGAAGCAATCAACTGTAACGATAAATTTTTTGAATTTAATTTCAATAGAGTTTACACTGTAAGTTCATTTATTGACAGGTGGAAATGGGGATATAATAGATCGAGACATTTAGGAATTAAAGAAATAACCGATAGAACTTGTACGTCTACAACAAATAGAATGCCCGTTAATGATGGGGTTAGAAACTTTGATTTAATATTTTTTGTATTTAACATAGCAATTACTACTTTAGGTATTTTAGCATACGTATTGATACCGCTTTTACATTTTGCCGCACTTATTTGGCCAATATTGAAAAGAGTTTTAGCTGTTGTTGTACCTATTTTATTAGGTATTTTATCCGTATTCTTTGTTGTTGGTGGTATTTTGGCGTTCCCAGCAATTGCTTTAGGTTTATTAATGATTGGTCTTGGAATTGCTTTTGGTTTTGCTACCGTCGCCTTTGTTAGAAAAGTGAACCCATTACTAAGAGGTTCAGGAGAATTTAGAGGCATAACATTACCATCCATGTCTTACCCTGATTGTGAGACTTGTTCGTGCGATTTAAGAAAATTACCTTTGGATTTAGAATATGAAGTAAGTGACGGAGCGCTTGCTAGAACAACAATAAATGGGATCGACATTTATACTAGAAATAATTCTTCATACTTAATGAATACAAACTCTAATAGTTTATGGGGACAAACACCAGATAGTGCTAGAATTCAAACTGACGATGAAGATTTAAATTGTAGTGATAATAATGACGACGGTGACAATACATACTTTCAGGGACTAATTGAAGATAAGTTTGATTTTGATAAAGCTAATAGGTACACACTTAATTCATTTGGTATAAGATACTCACTTGCTGGTTATCCTGTATATGCGGTACAAGGATGCCCAATTAATAGTATAGGTTTTAGGCCTGGCGATTTTTATTTGACTCGAGATATAAATTATTCACATAGATTAAATTGGATTAATTTAAGACAAAGATATTTCGATACTTTTACGACATTGAGTTATACTTTTCCTTCATTATCTAGTTCACAGTTTTTTCAAAATAAAATAACAACAACAATAAAAAATGGAAATCAAATATCACAACCTTTTACTGATAATGTTTTAATTTTAATAACCGATCCTGATACATTAGATAAACTACCAAGTGGAACTTTGATGACATTTACAAACCCTGATGATATTAAAGATAGAAATGTAGATGGATATAATGTTTCCGGACTTACTCAAAACCAATTTGGTACAAATTCAATAACGGGAACCTCTTTTACTAATTTACAAACAACAGTAACATACATAAAAGATAACGCGACTGTTGGAA